TATTTATATACTGCCGCAAAATTTTGCCCGCCTCTATATATGGGGGTGGGGGGTGGCCAATTTATGATCTGGAAAAACGCCACCCGATCCAATAGAGACCCATAAAATTAATTTAATTAATTTGTCTATAAGTGTATAAATAGTGTTATAATAATCTTGTTATTAACTAATAGGCGAAAGCCAGGAGAACTTAATAATGAATGTAAAAAAAACACATTATAAAATTAAGGGAAAAATAGGAAAGTTTAAATCTTTAAAAGGAACTATTCCTAACCTTGATAAAAAAGCCAATGATTTAAAAGCATGGCAGAACGGAAGTTTAGTAAATGATAAGGCACTTAAAAAATTGTCTTTGAAAGAACTAAATGAAATTAATGACATGCTATCAAAGGCAGGATATTAATATTAACAGGGGGAGTAATCCCCCATTTTATGGAGAACTAAAAAATGGAATATAAATCAGATAAGGAAAGAGCCGAAGCATTTTTAAAAGATTGGTTTCCTAAAGGAAGCACGGCACATACAACAGTTGTTCATGTTGCCCAGTCTGGCATGAGCAGACACATAAAAGTATTTGCTATCTCGGGAGAACGAATACAGAATGTCAGTTATCATGTCTCTAAATTACTTAACTGGAGACTTACAAAAAATGATGCTGTTTTTGTTAGTGGTTGTGGTATGGATATGGGGTTTCATTTGATCTATACACTATCAAGCAAATTGTATGAAGACGGTTATGCAATAAAGCAATCTTGGGTATGATTATGACCACCTATTGCAAATCAATAACCGAAAAGGTATCATTCGGTCATCTATATATCTATAGATGTTAAGTTCTCCAAACTTAGATACACTAAAGGGAGTTGCAAGGCTCCCTTTTTTTATGCCTAGAGTTTATTGATCTGGGTTTTTTATCTACTTTTTATCTACGAGTAGGAACGCAAATTCCGTAAGGTCGCAATATTCTATATATTTTTTAAATGCAACGGCTCGCACATTATTTTTAGAACGCAAAAGGTCGCAAGTTTGGGATCTTGATTAACTCTCATGCTTGTTTTGATCAAAAAAAATGCGAAAGGTCGCACGTTTTATGGTCTGAAATTTTTTGATTGTGGGTGTTTGAGGGTGGGCGAGACAATAAAAGAGTGTTTATTGAGTGTTTGTTTTATCTGTGTTTATCATTAAAGTTTGTTTATTATTTGTTGAACTTGTGTCTAAAATAGTGTTATAATTATCTTGTATCAAATTTTAAGGAGAACGAATATGGCACAAAGATTATTAAAACATATACCAAACAATGAACAGGGTAATAAGTTTATATCTGAACTTAGAAACTATGTAGATAGAGATATTGTTAAGGTGGTTAAATGTAGGGGTAGAGGTAAGAGAAAATTTACTTATACAAATAAACAAGGTAAAAAAATTACTGCTTATCATAAAGAATTAACCAACAAACAAGCAGAAAAGTTTGCAGTTTATTTTGAGTTTGATGATCAAACAGATTACAAACAAAAATATTATAGAGCAAATAGCACACTTAAATCTTTAGAAAAAACATTACAGTTTTTATTTCAAAAAACTGATCTAATAAATATCATAAATCAAATTCAACAAGACATAGATGACATTAGTTTTCTATCACATAAATATAATGATTTAGTAAATTTAAAATCTAGCACTTGGACAATTAAACAAGGTTTAGAAACTTTATTAGAAATTAAGGGGGAAAAATGAGTAGTAATAAAAGCATAGCAAGAAAAAATATTAGATCAATAATAAAAATTGTTGATACTAGAAATTTATCAGAAGAACAAAGCGAACAACAATATCATGATTGGTGGTGTGGTGGAAAAGATGACTGTTATTTAGTCAACAAAATGTTTAATTATTGTGAAGATATTATGTCAGTTGAAGAATGGAAACAGTCTAGGATTTATTGGCACAAAGCAACACCTGATGAAACTCTTGATCACATAGAAGATTATATTAACAAACAGGAATAGGGGGAAAAATGAATATAAACAAACAATTACTAGAGGATATTAAAGACACACTCGAAAACATTGTAGCAAGTGAAGAATGGGAAACTTTAAAAGAAACTTCTAGTGCTGATATATTAATTGAAAAATTAGAAAAACTAACAAAAGGGAAGAATGAATACAAAATCTACTAAAGTAAAAACATTTGAAGATTATAGTATGGTCACTTTTGACAGAACTGATATCAATATGGGTGGTATTAGATATACAACAACAGAATATTTTTGGTGTCAAATTATTGCAGAAGATATGCCAAAAATGAAAGAGTTGTTAGGCGACAGACTTTTTGAATGGGCGTTAGATGGTGGTAAAACTATTGAAATACCTGAAGATGAAGTTTGGGGGGAAAAATGAAACTAACCAAATCACAAAAAGAAATGCTTATATTTGCTCTAAAAGTTATTCTAAAAGACTATTGTTCAACACAACAAAACGAGCAAAGATACGCAGATTTAATTAAACATATTAAGGGGGAGAAATGAAACTTAAACAAGAATGGAAACTATTTAAACAAGACTTCAAGCGACAAGCAGAACAAAGTCTTATGTTTAAAATAAATTGGTATGTGTTAAAGCCTATCGCTTTAGCACTTGTAATAATCGCTTTAATTATTTTATAGGGGGACTTAAAAATGGGTAATAGAGCAGTAATAACAATAAAAGAAGATAACAGACCACAAGAAGATTGGCAGTCGTTATATCTTCATTGGAATGGTGGGCGAGATACAGTCGAGCCTTTACTCCATGTAGCCAAATTGTATGGGGTTAGGTGTCAAGCTGATCCAAGTTATGCGATAGCAAGACTATCACAAATCATGGGAAATTATATCGGTGGAACACTATCTCTCGGAGTAGGCACTTATAAACAGCTTGATACTAATAACTTTGATAACGGAGTTTATGTTGTCGAGGATTGGGAGATAGTCGATAGAGAATTTGAGCCAACATACGAACAACGAGAATATAACTTCAACGAAATGGTCGCAGATATTAGAAGTGTAAATGACCAAGTCTTTAATTATGAGGAGAAAGCAAATGAAAACCATAACTAAAGAATATACCGTTTATGATCTTGAAGATTTAAAACAAGATGATGAACTATGCGACAAAATATATCAAAAATTTTGGATTGATAATGGAGATAACATTAACCCTTGGGCAGATGAAAACCTAGATAGTTTTAAAAAGTTTGCAGATACTTTAAATATGGGTATTGATTATTCATTATCTAATGGAGAATATTCAGATAGAGGTTGTTATATAAAATTAACACCAGATTATGAATTAGGTAATAAAGACTATAGGGAAGCATTAGAAAATTATACAGGTAATGGCTATTGTTTTTGCGATGATTTAAAAACGTTTACCTTAAAACTATTAGACAAAGAAGAATATGGAGTTTTAGGAGAAGGTGAAAGATATAAAGCTATCATAATTTCTACAGATAATTTCGCACAAGAAATACAGAACAAGATGTTTGAAATGTGGTTTTCAGATAATCAAGACTACTTTTCAAAAGAAACATTTTTAAACTGTGTTGAAATGAATAAATATGAATTTGATGAAAACGGTAATTTATTTTAAAGGAGAAAGCAAATGCACAATAGATATTTTAATATTAAAAAAGATTTTCACGAAGTAAACAATTTTGAAAATGTAATTTTACCAATAATTAATAAGGCTAAATTTAATTCAAAAGAAGATAAAACAGAAATTATTAATTGGTGTAGAAAAACTTTTTTTAATCAATGGAAAAGTAAAGGAGCAAACAAATGATTAGCATTGAGGATCTTAAATCTTGGGTAGAAAAATTTGATAGCGAAGCAGAAATATATTTGCTACTTGATCTATTAAATAAAAAAATAAAAATCGAATGTATGCTTGATAGCATAGTCGCATACGCACAACAGGACTATGAGAACGCAAAATACTTTCACAAAGAAATGTATCGCAAAGACCAGAAACCATATTGCCATGAATGTAAGTCTTTGAATGTGGCTACGCACGATCAGAACGGCAGTCCAATAACAGACTTCGCAAATCGTAATGGATATTGTTTTAATTGTGATGACTTTGCACAAATAAAGGGGGTGAAATAATGTCAACATACTATGAGCCAAAAAGAAAATTATCTTATAAAAAGATGAAAAAAGTATGCACGGATATTGAATTTGTGAAGAATGAAAACTCATCTAACAAATGGGGAGAAGTCATACGCCAAAATGATAATTGGCTACACTTTTACGAAACCGATAACAAAGTCTGTAGTTTTGCTAGGTATGGAGCAAATGATGTTGAGAGCATAATCGGACACATACAATTTAGAATGGGTGTGCCTATCTATGATGAGTATAGTGATGAATACCATGAACTATGGTTAAGCAATTTAACAGAAGAAGAACGCAAAGAATATGAGAAGGATATGTTAGATGAGTAAACCAACAACGCACAAATAAAGGGGGTGTCAGATGAAGTATAAGGTATATACAAAATGGGTAGGCTATTCTGAGATAGAAGTTGAAGCAAAATCAGAAGAAGAAGCTAGAGAAATAGTTGATGAAGGAAACTATGATCCAAATGAAGAAAAATTTACCTTTAATGGCTTGGATTATGGTGGAGATGAAGAAGAAGTCTATGAAGTAGAGGAGATAAAAGATGAGTAAACCAACAACAATAGAGCATACTTCTGATAACTTACTTTGGATAGACTTCAAAGGAAAAGAAATCAGAATAGAACAAGATGAACAGTTTAATAATGGTCAGTTGCAAATTACCGTTCATAAACCTGGAGAAGATTATCACGCAAAATTACTTGTTGAGGAAGGAGCTGAACAATGACTGATATTTTTTTAGGCCTTATGTATTTAAGCGGTATATATATTTTAATAACAATGATTTATTTAATTGTTAAAGATGAAATAGACAGGAGATAACATGACACAATATAAAAATAAAGTAGATCAACAACGCAAACTCATTCGCCTAGAGGAATGGAGAAAAGGTATCAAGATGCTACTGCACGAACGCAAAAGCAAAGACAAGCCTTGGAAAACTCAAATCATATACAAAGATGATAGCGAACTAATTGAATGGTCTAACACTAACCATAAGCAAAGGATCGCAAGTCCACACACGACAGAAGATTTAATAGACATGATGCAAGTTGAAGAACATGAACAACAAAGAAAACTATTTGATAAAAAAAGGAGAGAGAATGAAAGACAATAAAGTAATTATAGAATTTAATTCTTGGTCTGATAAAGAAGATACAAGAAAGGTTATTGAAGAAAAAATATTACCAAAAATATACGATTTAGTTTGGAATGTAAACGCAAAACAAAACTACAAGCCAATTAAATTAACTATAGAGGAGAAAGATAATGAGTAATAAATTAATTATTGTGAGTAAGTGGATTAATAGGTATGTTGATGAAGAGGGTAATGTTGATAATAAACTTACTCTTACTTCAGAAGGGATTGCATCTCTTACAGAAGATTTAGAATATATTGTTGATAAATATACAGGTATTGATGATGCAAGTTTTATGAAATGTGGTGAAATTAGAGAAGATGTAATTGAACTAATACATTCAATAATTAATGAGGAGGTGTCAGATGACAATTAATTACGACATAACAAATTACAAAAAGTTTAATTGGTATGACACACAAGCATACAAATTTAATGGAGATAACAACAATGGTTATATTTATGGCTATGTTGAATGGTATGGGAATCAAGACTTAGATGATGCTTTAGATAACGCAGAAGATGTATCTTGGTCATGGTTTAAGACAGAACAAGAACGAGATAAAAAATTAAGGAGAGAGAATGAAAATTAGTATTGGAGATAGAGTTAAAGTTATAGATCAACAAATTACAGGAACTGTTATTGAACATGATGTTTGGAATAAATTTGTAATACTTGATGATGACGATAGTTGGTGTGAAGAAAATGAAGAAGCTAGATTAGTTTTTAGATCAAGCGAATTAATTAAATTAAGGAGAGAGAATGAACTATAAAATATCCAAAGATGTTCCTATCGTAAGCGACAGGAAAAAATACAGGAACGCATTTACCCAAGCACTCAACAGCCTGGAGATCGGAGATGCTATAACAGGTCTTACTAAAAAAGAGGCCTACAAATATCGCATGAATTTCTACACCAAGAATTTCAAAGAACGCAAGTTCTGTTTTTGGAGAGATCCTATCAGTAAAAAATATACAGTTCAGAGGACAGCATAATGAGTAAATATAATGAATTACTTTTTACAGAAGATGAAGTTCGCTTTGATGATATACATGATAATTATTATCACAAGCTAACTAACGAACAAAAAGAATGGCTTGATGAAGGAGATACAGGACTAACTTCTTGCGATAAATGTGGTCTTATACAAAGCTGGGAGAGAGAGGTTTGTTGCAAGGGAGATGATTGGGAAGAAAATGTTAATTGCCACCCATACGAAGTATTATGTCATGCTTGTTATCATGAAAACAGCAAAACTTTAAAAGCAAGATTAACTATAGCTTACTACAAAACTATAGATTTTATTACAGGGAGGACAGCATAATGGATATGAGTTTATTCGCAGTCGTAGGCATAGTATTACTTATGGTCTATGGCTTGTTCCAGGAAAAGTAATGTCGTTTGAAAAAGGATTATCGGAGTTGCAAAAGCTAGTTAAACTTTTGGAACAAGATGACATATCACTTGAACAATCGGTAGAAAACTTTGAGAAAGGTGTTAAGGTCGCAAAGTATTGCGAACGAAAGTTAAAGGACGCAGAAGATAAGGTTAAGGCTATTCTGGATCAGTCTGATCCTCAATAGTCTTATCATCTTTAACTTCCTCAGCCGTGCCAAGTATGATCTGATTCTGCAATACTAACTCTTGCAATCTACTTTCTAACTGCTCTCTGCTCATGTTATCTATCTTGTGTATCTTCAGCTCCTTTCTATCCACCATAAGGCCTGCAAGTTTCGCTCTTGCAATTTCTGCCGTGACCGCAGGTCCATAACTCCCATCTGCTAAAGACACATCTCTTATCTCTGCTAACTTATTCGCTATGCCCTCAAAAGTAATCTCATTCTTCTTCCTTTGAATAGCTTTTAAATCTCTAATCTTTTCTTGCACATGTTCATAACCTGGCTCACTCAATAACCTAGTCGCAGCAACACCTGGATTCTCATAGCCTGCAAGATGAGCACACTTCGTTTGGTTGTAATCTTGATACACCATGAGATCGATAAATTTCTCCTGTTTTTTTGTTAATTTTTTCTTTCCTGCCATGTCTAAATTCTCACTATATTTCTCTTAGAGAAACCTATCTCTCCTAAGTAAAGGTGTATGTTAATACACACCTTTCTATAGTTCTCTATAGAGATGCACATACGCACAACTGCACATACCTGTAGGAATGGGGGTTTCAAGCGTGCATGTGCGTATGTGCAGGCATGTGCAACTGCACAACCGCACATACTAACAAATAACCCTATATCAGTCACTTGCGTAGGGCATGTGCAATCGGGCTTTTCTGCATTGCACAGCCGTTTTTGTATAATTTTTGTACAATCGTCCTT